CTTATATTGTTTCATACTCTGATGATGGAATAGAAAAATGTGATATTGTTCAAGGAACTCAAGTTAGTATATTTGATCATTATTACGATGAATATAGAAATGTAATTTCTATGAAATGGACTGATGGAAGAGTTAATCCAAAATCCTATAATCAACCACAAAAGAAAAGTAAAAAGTGATGGGAAAGCATTATTTGTTAAATCTGTATGGGTGTTCGTTCGTTCTTTTGAATGATGAACGTTGTCTTATAGATTTGTTGGAAAATGCTGCTGCAGCAAGTGGGGCTACAGTTGTACAAACCATTTCAAAGAAGTTTGAACCACAAGGAGTGACTGTAATTTGTTTGTTGTCTGAAAGTCATATCAGCATTCACACATGGCCAGAGGATGGCAAAGCAGCAGTAGATGTATATACTTGTGGTGATTGTAATCCAAAGATTGGTTGTGACATAATTATTCAACAATTATATGCATCCAATCATACTTTAAGTTATATTGAACGTTAACTAAATAACCCTATATGTGGTAATACATATGCTCTCTACGCAATATAGATTGAGATTGGAAGCTATTTGTGAAAGAATTGTAAAAGGTGAAGAAGTTAGTTTGGAGGATATGATATGGGCAGAGAAACTTGCAAAAGCAAATCGTAGTGCAGGAACAATGCTCAGACAAGCAAGAAGGACTGCAGAGAATCCTGATATGAAAGAAGGAGATATGGATGATTTTTTGAATCAACTTGATATTGGTGGGACTGGAATAGATCGTTTTGGTAAAAAAGGATTTAGGGATACTGATGATATGGTTGATTGGTGGACTGAAGAAAAACCAAATGATTGGAGACAGAGGGATTGACTTTCCCTCTTTTTTTATGTAAAATTTGAGGGATAATATTTAATATGATGGATAAAGAAAGAGTTAAACTCATAGTTAAAAACATGGAGTTGTTAGTTGATGCTCTTAAAAAAGAATTAAGTGAAGTTAATTCCTTAGAGGAAGAAGAAGTTATGGGTCTTCCATTTGAAGGAGATTATGATGAGGTGTTTTCTGAATGAGACTTAAAAAAATGTTGAGGTTGCTTAAAGAAGCAACAGAGAATCAATCTAAATTGTATACTCCAGCAGAATTGGATTATATGAACCATCAACTTCAAGTTATTGAAGATGAAATACTTAGAGTTGAACATAAAAATTACAAAGGATTTGGTAAAAAATGAGCGTAAAACTTATTAGTGTCACCCCAGATGCAGAACAAACAATGGCATATGTTGCTAGGGTTTCTAATCCAGCAAATCAAGATAATGAAAACTATGCAGGTTTGTTACGTTATTGTATTAAGCACAATCATTGGTCTGTTTTTGAGCAGGCATTTATGACTGTTGAGATTGAAACCAATCGTGGTATTGCTGCTCAGATACTTCGTCATAGGTCTTTCACATATCAAGAATTTTCACAACGCTATGCTGATAGTTCTCTGTTAAGTGAGCATATCCCTGTTCCTGATCTTCGTAGACAGGATAATAAGAATAGACAAAACTCTATTGATGATATTGGAGAGTATGAGAAACTGTCTCTTCAAAGTAAAATTCAGGATCACTTTGCTCATGGAATGAAACTTTATAAAGAACTTCTTTCTCATGGAATTGCAAAGGAATGTGCGAGGTTTGTTCTTCCTCTTGCAACACCAACCAGAATTTATATGACAGGATCTGTACGATCTTGGATTCATTATATTAATCTGAGGTCTGCTAATGGAACTCAGAAAGAGCATATGGATATTGCAGAAGCATGTAAGTGTGTCTTTACCTGTCAGTTTCCTGTGGTGTCTGAAGCACTTGGGTGGACCAGAGATAAATGTTCTGAATGCGTAGATCCTCCATCAGTCCTTATTGAATAACATGGAGATTGATGTAAATTATTCTGATGTTTGTAATTTATTAATTCAAAAAAATATAGTTGCAATGTATCAGGGAAGATGTGAAGCTGGTCCAAGAGCTTTGGGAAACAGATCTATTTTATATGATCCTAGAGACCCAAATGCAAAAGACCATGTAAACAGGGTTAAAAAAAGAGAATGGTTTCGTCCATTTGCTGGAACCATTCTTTTGGAATATGCTGATGAATGGTTTGATATGGCTGGACTTAAAGAGAGTCCATTCATGTCATATGCTGTAGAAGTTTTGGAACATAAAAAGGAATTGATACCAGGAATTGTTCATGTAGATAATACATGTAGAATACAGACAGTATCAGAATCTCAAAACTATCACTATTATAATTTGATTAAATCATTTTATGAAAAAACTTCTGTGCCAATACTCTTTAATACATCTTTTAATCTTGGTGGAGAAACTTTAGTAGAGACTTTGGATGATGCAATAGATACATTAAAAAGATCTGAAATTGAATATCTATTTTTACCAGAAGAAATGAAATTGATAGTAGAGGAAAATGTATAATGTACATTCTAGGCATAAACATATCTCATGACTCTTCAAGTTGCTTATTGAAAGATGGTGAAATTGTTTTTTATAGAGAAGATGAGAGAGTTTCAAAACTAAAGCATAATAGTTTTGTTTATCAAAGACCTTATCCTTTTACTTATTATCACATTGATGATATAAAAAAACACACTACATCAATTGATCATATATTTTTTGCTTCTTTTGGAGACCCTTCTTATGATAGAAAAATTATCTATTATGTTTTGGATCAATTAAAAGATGCTGGAATAAAATGGGAACAAGTTATTTTCAATGAAAATGAACACCATTTTTATCATGCATCTGCTGCTGCTTTTTGTTCTGGGTTTGAAGAATGTGCTTGTTTAATTATTGATGGTTCTGGTGCTTATCCTGAATGGGATGAGATTCCATTTAGAGAAATTGAATCCATATATTCTTTCAATATTTCTAGTGGATTTGATAAAAAGTTTAAACACTATTCTAGGTTAGCAAAAAGTAATTATCATGAGTTTAATGTTATAAAAGAAAATGATACTACCATAGCTTTTTCTGATTCCATGGGATGTGGATCTTTGTTTAGTGAGTTTGCTTTCCATTTAGGTTATAATAGTGGTTATGAGGCTGGTAAAATTATGGGGTTGTCTTCTTATGGCACCTACACTGATCAATATGGAAAATGGTTCTCTTATCTTGAAGGAGTTGGAATAACAAACACTAATTTACTTTATCCACTTCTTAATAGAATTAAATTTAAATCAGATAAAGAACAACAAGATATATTGAAAACTCTTCAAGAAGAAACTAAATCACATACAATCTATCTTATTAAGAAAGCATTGGAAGTTTGCAACACCAATAATATAGTTTTATCTGGAGGTTATTTTTTGAATTGTGTTAATAATTACCAGTACTTAAAAGAGTTTCCAGAGATTAATTTTTATGTGGATCCCATGTCACATGATGGGGGAACTGCAATTGGGGCAGCAAAATACTTATGGTGGGATTTGACAAAAGATCAAACCATTAGAAAATTAGATACTTTGTATCTTGGTTAACACCTATAAATATCTTCATATACTATTATTAAAAATGGCGATCTATCCAATTATTCATGTTGAGACTGGTGAAAAAAAAGAAATTGAAATGAGTGTGCATGAAATCACACAATGGTATAAGGACAATCCTGAGTGGAAAAGGGATTGGTCCGAAGGATGTGCAACTCCTGGAGAAGTTGGTGATTGGAAGAATAAACTGATCAGTAAAAATCCAGGATGGAATGATGTTCTTGAAAGAGCATCCAAAGCCCCAGGTTCACGTGTAACTAAAATCTAATGGCAAGAAACAGAAGAAGAAACACAGGCGATAGTCCTATTGGAATTGGCACAACTGCAAGAAATAGAAAGAAAAGGAAACCAATTAGTTCTGAAAGTCTAATTGATATTCAACCATTAACTAAAAATCAAACCATCTTATTTGATGCTTATGATTTAGATAAAAATCTTTTTGTTTATGGTTGTGCAGGAACAGGTAAAACATTCTGTGCACTATATCTGGCACTGAAAGATGTTCTTGATGAACTGACTCCATATGACAAGATTGTAATTGTCAGATCACTTGTTTCTACAAGAGAAATTGGATTCCTTCCAGGTGACCATGAGGATAAATCAAGCCTTTATCAGATTCCATATAAGAATATGGTGAAGTATATGTTTGAGTTATCAACTGATGCAGAATTTGAAATGCTTTATGGTAATCTTAAGGCACAAGAAACAATTAGATTCTGGAGCACGTCATTTATCAGAGGAACTACTTTAGACAATTCAATTATTATTGTGGATGAAAGTCAAAACTTGAACTTCCATGAACTTGATAGTATAATTACAAGAGTTGGTGACAACTCTAAGATTATGTTCTGTGGTGATGCCACACAATCAGACCTTACAAAAACTAATGAAAGGAATGGAATTCTTGATTTTATGAAGATCATTCAAAGAATGCCAGAGTTTGAATCAATTGAATTTGGTGTTGAAGATATTGTTAGATCTGGTTTGGTCAAGTCCTACATTGTTAATAAAATGGCAGCAGGTTTTTAATGTTCAATCATGTTGATATGAATCTTCCCAAACTTGAAAGGGAAGAGATTGATGGAGTAAGATATTATAAGTTGCCTGGAGAGGATAACCTTTCCAGGTTAGTTTCTATTACATCAGTTACAAGTTTTCATAACAGACATATCTTTGAGAACTGGAGAAAGAAAG